AGATGTAATTTCTGTCCATGTATCTGAAGAAGGTGATATTGCAGACCATGTTTCTGAACTTGCTGATACTGGTGTCCATGTTTCTGCACCTGGAGTAACCGGTGTCCATCCTTCACCTTGTCTTGTACCTTTAGCAGTTACTGTTCCTATACCCTCTACATAAGCAAAACCTGCTAGTATAGCGTTAGGGCTTGCTGTGACTATAGCAAAGGCATCTATATCTGCTTGACCTGATACTACATAACCACCAAGTGCTGTGACTGTAGCAGTTCCTGTAATAGATGCACTATCAAATGTAATTCTATTGTAATTAACTGTAACTGTAGCATTGGCTGTAATAGAAGCATTACCAGAGTTTAGTAATGAACCTAATGCTGTGACCGTTCCTGTTGCTGTGATACTTGCTGAAGCGAGTGCTATAGAACCGCCAGTAGCAGATACTGTAGCTGTTCCTGTAATAGATGCGTTACCAAATGTAGTTCTTGTAGCTAATGCAGATACGTCTGCAAACCCATTGATAACTGCAATACCAAATACTAATGAACCACTTAGAGTAACTGTAACTGTTGCAGTAGCGTTTATACTTGCGTTAGATGTTCTAAAGCGTATGCCTGAAGCACTTACGGTTGCGTCTGCTGTAATGGCAGCAGAAGCTGTGACTATATTACCGCTTACTGGTAAAGTACTAAACGGAGCTTGGGAAAATGAACTTATGCCAAACAAATTATTCTCCTATTCTTGTAAATTCACCCCTATGCTGTATGCACCAAGTTTCGTATGCAATATGTGCTTCTTCTAGAGTTTTAAATAACCCTAAATGTTTAGGATAGTTATTGACTGATACTACAGCTCTCCATTTTTTTGTTCCTTTATGAAAATGAACGCCTTTGTACCCACTTGTATTTGTAACTGGTTTTTTAGTATTATATAAATTTTGTTGTTGTGTTGCTTCTCTTAAATTTAAAATAATATTATTAGATGGGTTTCCATCTATATGGTCTATATTATTATCAGGAAATTTCCCATATACATATAACCATGCTAATCTATGAGCAGCATACCTTTTTTTATCTATTGCAATTGCTACATATTTAGTTGCGTAAATAACACCAGCTTTACTATTTTTATTAACACGCCTTGATGTTGGTTTTATCCAAGTAAATATTCCAGTATCTTTATCGTAACTTAATACTTCTTTTAATCTATTTTGTGTAATCATATTACCTCCAAAATAGTAGTATACCTTAAAGTGTTACTTCTTCCCAGTTAGTAATGGATTCATTCCAAATATAACGTTTACCATCATCAGGATATGGTATTGCACATTCCCAATTACAAGTATCTTCGTTTAAAAGCCATGATTCAAATGGTTTTGGTGGTATAAACGCATCTCTATTAGCATCATAAGTATATCCAATGCCTGCAAAATTTTTTCGCAAAGGAATGCCACCTAATAAATGAACTCCAGCTTTTGTATTGTAAGATGTTTGTTTATAAGTATTACCTGTTCTAATAGATAATTCTAATTCATTATCATCATTACGTCCTACAGTAACAAAAGTCACAATATTATTTTCATCAAGTTTTGCAAAATGAGCCATAAATATTCCTAACTAAATGTAACTGTTTCTGAAGTTGTTGATGTAGCAGTAACTGTATAAATTTTAAATCCTGAGACTGATGTGCTTAATGATGATGTAACTCCAGCAGAAAATGTTGCTGTTCTTGTATCAGGTATTTTAATAATCACTACGCCTGAACCACCATTTCCACCAGCAGCTCCACTTGCAGTTTTAGAACCACCACCACCGCCACCACCACCTGTGTTAGCTGTTCCTGCTGTTCCAGCAACTGCTGGATTACCACCAGCACCACCACCACCTGTGCCACCAGCGCCTCCTGTAGGTGTGTCTGCAGTTGCAGCATAATTTCCTCCACCACCACCGCCTGCACGAGTAACAGATGAACCTGTAATACTTGATGCAGAACCATTACCACCAGCTCCAGCCGCTGCATTATCACCTAATGAAACTGAACCACCAACTGCACTTGCTCCGCCGCCACCTGTTCCAGGAACATTGCTAAGATTATATCCACTACCGCCATTATTACCTTGTCCTGCTGTACCTGCACCACCTGTTTGAAAAGAAGCATTTGCTGATGAAATACCACCACCTGATCCACCTGAACTACCATTTACACTTGAAAGTGCAAATTTGCCATGACCTCCACCAGTAGAAGTAATGGTAGAAAATACTGAATTTGACCCATTAGAACCATTATTATTTCCTGTTGCTCCACCATTACCACCAGCTCCAACTGTGACTGTGTAAGCAGTTGAGAACATTACTTCTAATGTAGATGTAAGATAACCCCCTGCTCCTCCACCACCTGCGCCACCACCGTCTGCTACAGCTCCACCACCGCCACCACCGCCTGCAACAACAAGATAATCTACAGAAATAAGTTGAGGATATGTTCCATTTAACAATGCTTCTTGAATTTCAGGTAAAGTGAATCTACCTTTTGCACTAGACCGAGATGTGGCATTAAATTTACCAACTATTCCGCCATTATGACGTTTCATTAGCTTAATTCCTCGTAAGACACAACAATTTCTAAATCACTATTAGCAGAAGCTAATGCTGTAATTTTATCACCTTCTTCAAGATAAATATGTTTACTTATTAAGTCTAAAGTAGCGTCAGCAGGAACTGTAATTGTGTTTGCTATTTTATAAGATGTTGTATTATCTGCATTATAAAACGCTACTGTAGCGTCAGCATTATTTGTTCCATCAACGTTAGATACATAAATAGCATTTATTTTAAATACTTTACCACTTGCTGCTGAATTAGTAACAATATCTGCACTACCCGTAGTAAGAGCTGCTCCTACAGTTTTTCCTGTGATTGTGGTTACATTAACTATATTGGGTGCTGCCATATTAAACTCCGTAAATAAAATTTATTCCAAAAAGTCTTCCTGTATCAACAGACTTTTCAGCAGGATATGTAACAAATACGTTTTTAGTACCTGCACTAAAGTTGACTGCACTTCCACTATTGCTAGACTCTAATATAGTATTGCGAGATAAACTAGTGCCTGAAGATGTGTAAGTACCTAGACCTACTTCCCATTCTGTGCCACCTACAATAGCGTAGTAAGTAGTATTAGCATTGCCTATAACAGAAAATGACTGAAAGCCAGTAACTGCACCATCAAGCGTAAACGTACCTGTGCCTGTGGTGGTACTTGTTTCCTGTACCCTATCCTTTACGACTAAAGGCATGGCTTATCCTTAAGCTAAAGTAACTGAAAGGTTGCCTGTTGATATCTTAAATATATCACCAGAGTCAATAGTTTTAGATGTATCTAAAGGTGAATGGTAAAGTAAGTTACCACCTGTAGAAGCATCATTAATACCAATCCAGCCTACTACACCCCATGAACCTGTTGCGGTAGGAAATGTAACGTCAGCAGAGTTTGTAGTAACACCGTTAGATGGTGCGCCAAATGTGACTGCTGTTCTAGCGTATGAACCACCAGATACCTCTGTACCACTACCTGCGTCTGTAGGGTCTGAAGTCCATAGTGATACATATACTGTTGCTACTGATGTATATGTTGTTGCTCGTAGAGTTGCATTAATAAGTGCATTCTCTAAAAAATTACTCATTTCTGCCATAATATTTTCCTTATCGTGGTGTTACGTTTAGTGTTGTGTATGCGTATGTTTGACCTAAGTCGCTTTTCTGAATATTAGCAATTGCTCTGTCGTATAATGCTGTTTGACCATTACGGAAGAACAAGTCAGGTGTTTGGAACTCTAACAGAATAGGTGGGTTACCCTGAAAGTGCATCTCTCTTAACTCTAAGAAGTCAGTAGGAAATGCTACCTTGCTATCTGTAGGAGTAGTTGTAGCTACTTTTAACATAGCTTCTGTTCTTAAGTCACGACTCATTCTTAACTGTGCCATCTGAATAAAGTCAGGTATGACGCTTGATAAGTCTGTGCGTGCTAAGTAGCTTTCTACTGTAGAAACAAAGCTAGTATAGTTAGTAAATGCCATCTAATTGTCCTTTTAGTCTATCCCAGCACTTGTCCATCTCATCTTTATGCCATTCACTTGCAGCTAATGAGCTTAACCATGCTGTTCTGTCAAAATATGTTAAGTTTTCTATGTC